ATTTTCCCTGATAACAATATATTCATATTGTGGTCATTATTTAACTCCAATTGGAGTTAAATAATATTTTTATGGTTTTCAAATATATTTGATACACCTATTTAATACAACTACCTAATACATTTATCCTTCGGATTTTTCTTCAAGACCCACCGTCATCTGGATATTGGCCCCACCAAGTAAGTTACCCAAAGAACGGAATGGATGCGGGACAGTGCAAGTTCCGAAGTTACCACCTTCACATGTTCTACACGAATACTTTTTGCGATCGAGAGAAGAAACAGCAGGTGTACCACATGTAGCACAGTATACAGACTTATAAGCATCAGAAGATATACAGAAACGTTCATTGATAATTGCACCGGCACCATGTGAAATTGTGGCATCTTGTTCCATTTCCCCCATTCTTTGAGCTCCGCCTCGAGTTCGACCTCCAACTGGTTGCCGCGTCATGGCATCGATACTACCAACTCCTCGTGAGCTTATTTTATCGGGAACTTGGTGTTTTAATGCTTGGTAATAACAAGGTCCAATGAAGATTTGGGATTTGAATTCTTTACCGGTTCGTCCATCTATCATTGTTTCGTATCCATCTGAGTTAAATCCATATTTAGACAGACTTCTACGGAACTCACCGACATCGAAGTTATTGTAAGAAGTTGCATTAACTCTTTCACCAGCTAATGCCGCATGTTTAGAAGTTATAATTTCAATGATTTGTCCCAAGGTCATGCGTGAAGGGATTGCATGTGGATTCATGATCAAATCGGGTGACATTCCGCTGCGAGTAAATGGCATGTCTGCATCATTGACAATTCTTCCAATGATTGCTTTCTGGGCATGACGGGATGCGAATTTATCACCCTTTTGTGGAGTCCGAAGCTGTCTTATTTTTATCTTGATAATGTGATTTTTACCGGAATGCATGATTCGATCAACTGTACCGATTTGATCCATAGTTGCATATGTACTGGCATCTTCAGCCTTACCATCTATTAATCTAGTCTTACCGACCAGACAATCACCAGCTTTTATAGTGGAATCGATTCTAGCGATTCCGTCAGGTCCAAGTGCATGATAAATACCCGGGTGATTCCTTCTAACATTGGTATCAGGAATACCTAAAACCTCTCTAGCTTGACGTTTTCTGATGTGACCGGATGGACGGTAAGTAGTCGTAATAGAATGATACACAGTCGACATGAATAACCCTCTTTCGATAGCACCTTTCTTGAAAATAAGAGCATCTTCTTGATTGTAACCATCATATGTTGCTAGAGCAAGAATTACCATATTACCAGCAGGCATGTTGTTAAGACCAAGTATGTCATACATCTGTGTTTCAAATAAGGGTCTACTCGGATATTGAAGAAGTTTTGCTGTAGTATCAAATCGATAAGTGTGGGCACTGTTGTAAATACCAAGAGACTGCCGCCCCATATTACAATTATGTGTAACAAATCCATCAGCGATGAAACTATGATTGTCACTTTCAGTTTCGAAATCATATACCATGCAATGGTCAACTGTTTTAATTAATCTAATCACTTCAGGGATACAATCGCTCTCGATTGTAGGCGAGAAAAAAAGACGGTGGATTGATGTATCCAAATCCCCCGCATCAACCCAACCATTAAAAGTCAAGAACTGATGGTCTGATGTCGCTTGGATCTTTTTACCTGAATATGTTTCGATTTCGAGTACTTTCTTCCCGTTTGTACCAGACTCAATTCTGAAATGATTTTTGATTTTAGTGATCGATTTATGATAGGTTTTCGGATCCACTGTTACTACCTCATCTCCATCTTTCAATTCTTCGATCGGTGTCGATTTTCCATTCTGTCTCAAAATACCAGTGGTTCCCACTAGACACTGGTATGTATTCCTTGGAGCTTGATTATGATTGGAGAGTGGAATGATCGAAGCCGCAACACCCAAAATAGCATTAGGATCTAGTTCGCAATGAGTATATGTACCACGTGCATACAATCTACGTAATGCCCTTGTTGCATTTTGGAGCTGATCTTTTGCTTCGTCCTCTGACATACTTTGAATTGGTTCGATTAAGGTATTTTCGTAAACTGTTTCAAGACTTCCATATCGTTCAGACAACACATATATTTCGCGTCTCTTTTCTTCAACATTGCGTTGGGATTGAACCACGATGGTATTGACATGGTCAATACTTTTTCTCTTAATTATTTCGTTCTTATCCGGGTTTTGTATGAAAGCTTGGTATTTCGTGAAAATTTCTACATCGGCTTCATAGACCCTTTTGATTTCCTCAAATTCCTTGGTTTCCTCAAGTCTCTGACCTGACAATGGCATGGCTTTAATTTTTCCGGCAATCACAGTCATACGAGAAACGCGTTCTTCGAATCCTTCTCGAAGTGTGGTTATTTCAATTCCTTCTTCCTCTAATTCCAGATTACGCTGTTTAATGGTTTCTTCAACCATTCGGTCGACGACATCATTCGTGTACGATTTAGCTACCCCCTCCAACTGTTCCAATTTATACCTAGAAGTGTCAATTTCCCGTCGTATTCGTTGTTTCTCGAAATTACGTCGGTAATCAATTGAGGTTTGCCCCACCTTGATATCCTCAAGAAATTTATCACCAATGCTGACATCTTGGCGTGTTCCAGTCAAAGTTTCGAGCTGTACACGGGCCGAATCTATATCATCTAGAATAGACAACATTTCAGTCTGTTGAGCAACGACATCATCAATACGTTGATATAGGAGAGAATATTCTTGTTCCCAAGCGTCGATATATTCAACAGCACCCTCGCTTACCAGATCACCGAAATCTTTACCCCATAGATTTTTCTCATCAATGACCAAATGACCAGTCTCAGGGTTAACTACTAAAAGTGGACGTGTGGGGCGTTGATCTCCAGTATCGATCCAGAGGATACCATCAGGATCTAACACAATCATAATATCTTTGTGGATACCACGTCGACGTCGGGCAATCAGTTTATCTCTCAAGTCTTGACCGGAACACCACCCAAGCAATCGACCATTCAAGATACAAATATTTGAACCAACACTGTATTCATTGTGAACCAGACGATCTTTATCAGTCGATCCATGTAAGAAAGAAAGTGTATCATCGATACCGCGATCGACACTGATCCAACATGTAACTGATTTTGCTTTAACAATACCACAATTTCCACCTTCGGGTGAATAGACAACATCGACATAACCAGTTTGGGTCATTTCTACTTCACGGACCTTTGTATTTTTAGTCTTCGTGTCTGTTTTTGTCTTAATTTGGGTAGAGTGGGAGTAAATATCAAGAATCGAAAGACGACTCACAATTTCGGTAACACCCTCATCTCTTTTGTCGCTTCCTCGGCATCCCCATTTTGTAGTGAATGAACTCCGAAAATCATCTGTGATAGAATCTAGGAATCTATTACTGACTTCACGAAAATAACTGCTCCTAGATTTATCTTTACTGCTTGCCATTGTGGTGAGAATACCCTTATATCCATACATTTTGGAAATGACTTTCTGAATACATCGACCGAACAATTGAAAAATTCGAGGACCTGCTGATAAAATTCGCTTGTTTGACCAACTATCTCTGTTATCAATACTCCTTAGACCAAGCAGCGTTTCAGTGTAACGCCCAACCATGATGGATAGCATATGGAGTTTGTTGGTAATGTCATTAGCGGGTATTTGAGGGAACAAGTGTTGTTTAATGTTCTGGATGTATTTATCCTTCAACTCTTGATATACCAATGCGCTACCAATACCGCCATCACCTTCTTTAACAAGCTCAACTGATTCTTTCAGAATTTTTGAGATTGTAAGAACCGCCCCCATTCCAATCTGAGTAGATGAATCTGGATCGAGACCCATAAAATCAACCATAGTCATAGCCAATCTGGAACGAACCTTCGATTTGTTGTTTGGTTTGATATGGAAGAGAATCATGTCGAGGATGACTTTGGGATCTTCAACTCCCAACAAATAGTAAACAATATATACATTAATAAGTTCTTTCCGTAAGAATTGTAAACCGATCATTATTGTGTTTTTGATATTATTAGTTCCCTTATCTTCGTTGTAAAGATCTACCAATATAGTACCTATTTTGGTTTTACAGGTCATGTTGCATCTAATCGAACCCTCTTTCCCAGTTGTAAAGATTCGATTGAACCTAAGCTGATCTCTCAACAAAATCAAATATTCGTTGCCACCGATTATGAAATACCCCTGTGGATCACTGATACATTCGCCAGCTTGAGATCGCTCGGTTGCAGTTTTACCCCTGTTGACATCCAAAACAGACCCTAACATTATAGGTAAACGTCCCAAACGAATCCTTGTTATATGATCATCTCCCTCAATTATGTTACCTTGTTCATCAAATTCTGCCATATCTGCCCTTATCTCAGCGTCATATGTCAGATTTTGCTCCCTTGCGATGAGGGGATTTAGTTCATCTTCGGATGGTCGGTTATAGTATAATTTCAAGAATCGAATAACATTACCATTCGGTAGTTTGATTTCACGGGATTGTAAATTAGCAGGTAGTCCTTTCAAAATAGCATTATCATATGCTTCAATAGAATCATTGAGAAATCCTTCATAAGCGAGATAACTGCGGAGAAGTTGTCCATCCTGTGATATTGTGATTTCACCGGGAACATCGGCTGACCGTATATCATCGACGGCTTCGACAATTTTTGAGATGGGAGGAGGGAAAATCCCTCTTTCCATGACATCTTTGATATTAAATTTAGTATCATCAATCGAGACATCTAATTGTCCTTGTAGAGTTATATCTACAAGATCACCATCTGCCTCCTCCGACTCACCCGAGCCTAGATCGTCACCTCCAGGACTGTCACCTTCAATCATATCTTCATCGAATTGGACTCCACCAATTTCTTCATCTGAATTGTCAATATAGGGATCTGACCCTTCTCCTTCAGGTGAAGACATAGATGATGTAAATACAATCAACTCTTTTTTTGATGGACCAAAATCAATAATTCCATATCAAACTTCATGTTAGAATGATAATTCTATCTTCATCATAAATAAGTATAATTTAACGTGTTTGGATGATTTTTAATATTTGTCATAGTAACTACTATGATAATTACTATGATAATTACTATGATAATTACTATGATAATACACAATTAATATTTTTTTGTTGTCATTAGTTAGACAGAGGTTAAAGTTTCGTCTTTGACCAAGTTTCTTACGAGGTGTAGAAACAATTCATTGCAATAACATTTTAGTTTAGTTGATATTACATAATCAATGTCATCGCAATTATTATATGACAAACCACATTTGTCTTATATTCCTAGAACCATCCTGTAACAGATAATCCATATGCTGGACGGGAATGCCAAGAATATATCAAAACTATCCACTTAATTCTTGGAAATTATACTATTAAATATCCGGATAAGACCTAAATAGTTGACCTTAATTAAAACATATAGCTAATACATTAGCTATATGTGTAAATATACTTTAACGTTTAAAGGCACTCTTAGCCATAACAGGGCGAATTGATTCATAGAACTGAGTATTTAAATCAATTTTTATTAAATCCGTAATACCAATAGCATCCATAAACTTTTCATAATAATACATGGCTAGGGTTACACCGAGATACCCCACTTCAACTAGCATTTTTAAAGCCAATCTGTATCCGGGTAAGTCTAAGGATCCAATGTCAAGACCCGGTATTACTATTACTGCTGATCGTCCTTCATTAATAAAATTGTCTTTAGTCCTGATTCTTCCACCAAAACCATCTTCTGACATGTCAGTAACATTGATATATTTCCCTTCAGGTAGTTCTCTCAGACGATCAGCTAAATATTCCCCGTTCCCTTGACTAATTTCACCGGAAGAAGGATCGAATGCTGATGATATTTGGAATGTAGGTGATACTGATGGTGATACTGATGGTGATACTGATGGTGATACTGATGGTGATACTGATGGTGATACTGATGCCCCTCTATAGTTAGGTGTATAATGTCCACGATGTTTGCCCTGAAACGTGACGTTGTAGTTAATATTTCTGGCATATTCAACCTTCCATTTACCATTGATATAAACAAGTTTGTTAGTGACAGACATATCATCTACAGGACTAATATATATTTCTGTTGAAGAAATACCATTTCCTAACACAACGTAGTGTGAAACGATATCGCCCAGACTAATCTCGACATTATCACCAGCTTGAATATGATAAATTCCTGCCATCCCCAAAAAACTGATATATTTTCAATGTTTTGGTGTCAGTTTTAATTTAAGGTCATTTTTTTTTCATGTTTTAGTTGAATCGTTTTACAGATGAAAATTTTAGACAATATTTCAACAAAATGAAGTCTGTATCACCCTTCAATGCCCAATTCTTTGAGTGTCTCCGTTCGAGATTCGACACAATCGCCAGCTGACATATCCATCGCAAAACTCTCTATAGGATCAGCTTCAGTCATATAAATCTACTAATGAGAATATATGAGATTTATCATGGAGACTCATTGCCTCAAAATGTACATCCAGTGATAGCGAATAGCTTCTTGGTAATGAATCCAGCGTAAAATCGTCCATAAAAATAGTTAACCGATGATTATTCATAATTAATTTGATATATTACTTATTATTAAGCAATATATTTTTTGGACATTTTAGGATAATTTTGCAGCTGACTTCACATAAGTACCCGGTCCGTTTAAAATAAGCCATTCATCTGCCTTCTTTAAAACAATATCCGGTAATTCATCATGTGAATGTGAATATGTTTGAATATAAATCTTATAGATTCTCATCATTAGATTTATAAATCTAAAACATTCCTTTATTGGTAGTGTATCCCTGATTGTATAATTCCTTGTGATTTCAACGGATCCGAAAGGTTTTCCTGGTATTTGATAGATAGTAGGAGGCGCACGATTCGAAAATATATCAATGATAACATTTACGATGATATTGGAATAATATATAGAAGCTCCCCTATCTTCTATCAATTCCCTAGCTCCTTGGATTAAACCAGAATCAGTCATAGCTTCACCATGATCTTCACAATTTCTATCGTTAATACGTTTATACAACCCTGATATAAAATCTTCATGGGTATTCATTTCGGGGACGATACGTAGAAATTATTGGGAGGTATTTTCTTTTAATTTTTAATTGGATATCATTTTGGGGTCAAATTTTATATAAAATTTGACCAATTTTTCGAAAAATTGGCAGCTCTGTGTGGGATTCCCAGTCGTCTAGATTTAAGTTTTCTTATTAATTTGTTCGGATGTTTTTGACCATTTTTTAGCATAATCAACATATGTTGATTTTGGGGTGACTTTATGTTCTGGATCTTTATAAACTTCTCCAGAAAGAAAATCCTTTAATTTTGTAATTTTTGGCGTGTTGGCGATAGATAGATCTATGTAAAACTCCTCTTTATGATGATCCCATTTCAGTCCTTTAATATCTAAAATAACCCCATTAGAAAAAACAACATGATCCGATGTGAAATATTTGAGGGTGAATCCTAGATTCACCTGAGTTTTTAGATTATTGAGTTTTTCTCGGTTGAGATTGCGTTCACTATGGATTTTATAAATAAAATCTAGAATAATAGATTGTTTGACACTACCGCTTCGGATTTCACTCCATGACATTGTCAAGATTTTAGGACCATTTATGCCACAAACATCTAATCTCTCTCTTTCAAGTAGTAAATCATTGTCGGATTTAAGATTGCAATGGGTTTGAAAAAATTCGATGCATTTTTGAGGTCCGTCTATCAGATCATTGTTTAATTCCTCTGATAAGACCTTGACACCCTTACGGTATGACAAAATATTATTCCTGAAACTTGTTCCTCTTGGGAATTTGCCATAGCTGCATTCTTTCATCACATTTACCCAGAACGGATCTTTCAGGGTTTCGATAAATTGCTCGAAAATAGGGTTTATCACAACTAATTGGCATCTTTTGGGGCGAGGTCTAGATCTAGACCTCGCCCCCCCATTCATCATTGGAGTTTTTAGCCATGGCATCAGGCGAACTGTCGTCATAGGATGATTGGTCCTAGGTGGGTTCCTAGGATTAGTGTTACGATCGAGGTTGAGTTTTGTGTTATCTCTAGTTGAAATCAACGTATTATTATTATTTATATGTGGTGAGATATTATGATTTGACATACCACCGAGATGATCGTCATTAGGATCTTCAATAACATCTGTGTCTATGTGTATATCTTCGTGATTAGTATGCCCTAATAATGAATCGGTAAAATATATAGAAAGTTTATTGGTATCCATTTACACCAATTTATTATTTATTTGAGATAAATAGATCAAAGGATGATTGTTTTTTTTTTGAAAATTAAAATCATGTCAGTGTCGTCAATATCTTAATTGTAAAAAGAAACTTTTTACAAACAATTGATGATATAAATGTATATATAATACCATTATATTATATATAAAACCACTACATCGAAAAAATACATCCATGATCGAAAAAATTTGATCATTCATTTTTTGTTTTTTTTGAATCGAAACAATTCCTGTATTTTTAACAATATCTGTTAATCACATTTTGTTGATCATGAATCCACCTATCGTTGACGTTAATAGCCCTGAATATATATTCAGGGATAAATTCATGCGCAAGTATCATGCTTACCATGTCCAATTGAGAAGTATGAATATGGTAAAACCGGATGGGGGGATGGCTTTGTCTGAATTAACTTTACCCAGTCAAATCCAAGGTCTTCTTCGGAAGGTTACTGGTGACAACGAAATCGCTACACTGTCCCCAGTTGTTCGGAGTGATGTTCATGATCAAGTTCTTTCAGCAACTCCATCAATCATCACAACAGGTGAAGAGATCACAACAGGTGGAGTTCCTTCAGCACCTCCAT